GGGCGTCGCCAATATCCCGTATACTTAGCTCGTCAGATAATAATGCAAAACAACTTTTATTAGAAGTTTTTGAAGTTGTGCCGAAACTAATGAAAAATACTGCAGCTTTTGGCAATAAGGCTACAGAGCAAGCTATCGAAACGATGATACGTGTTAGGTATCGCGGAGACATTGGACGTTTACATCAAAGTTTGTATGACAAATACAAAAAAATGAACGCCAGATATGAAACAGGAACTTTCGGAACATTAGCAGGAGTTGTCGGCATCCGGCCAAATAGCAGAGTGCAAACTGCTTATGAGTTCAGACAAATGGTAGCAGAAGCTAAACGCACAGGACGCCGTAGCCATATTCCCGAGGTAAATGAAGCTGTTGCGGAAGTAGACGGCATACTGTCAAAGTATTTTGATGAAATGATGGAATTGGGCATACCTTGGGATAAGCAGACAAGGGCGTTAAAGGCAGCATCTAGGGCTAAAAATCAGGCAGAAGTAAAGCGATTAGAGGCAGAAATAGAAAAAATTAAAAAAGGTCTTAACGCTAACCGTAAAACTTATTTGCCTCGCATGTGGCGTAAAGACAAAATACGGGAAAACTGGGAAGAGTTTGTCTCAAAAATACAAACTTCGGGTAAACTTACACGCAAAGAAGCCGAGCGCATTGCACGAAACCTGCGTGACAGCAAACCATTTATTGATGCAGATGACACGGCATTGACAGGGGCTGCAAGCGGATTCCACAAACGAGAACTCGATTTTATTTTTGATGACGATTTTGCAGAGTTTTTAGAAAATGACATTCTTACTTTGATGACAACATACAGCCGTACAATGGCGCCTGATTTAGAAATTTATCGTAGATATGGTTCTATAAACATGGAATCAGAAAATATATTTACAGGTGAGCTTGGGCCTATAGGCATTGTTAAGCAAAATTTTAAAGCAAGAATTGACGCTGCATCAGGGGATGAAGCCATTAAATTAGCAAAAGAACGAGACTCTGTTATAGAGGATTTAGTGGCAATGCGTGATTTATTGCGCGGTACATACATGATGCCTGTAGACCCGGACAGATTTGTTTCTAAAGCTATACGAATAGCGAAAAATTTTTCTGCTATAACACTGCTCACCGGGGCAATGGCTGCAGGGCCAGATATAGCCCGTACTGTTACAGCAAACGGCTTAAAAAAATCTATGGCTAGTTTGTATGATGCGTTAATGAATAACGATGTTTGGAAAAAGGGGCTAGCGCAAAATCGAGATATTGGTGAAAGTTTTGAGTTTTGGTTAAGTAATAGGGCAGCACAAATATCCGACTTGGGCGATACGTTTGGCATACATAATAGGTTTGAGTCTGCTGTTTCCGGGTTAGCGTCGGCAAACTTTATTATTAATGGCATGTCATTATGGAATGATTTTGCAAAAACCGCTACGGGTATCGTTACAAGTACCAAAATACTAGGGGATGTTGAAGATTTAGTATTGGGTAAGGCTACTGCAAAGCAAAGAGAACGATTGGCTAAATCTGGCATAGGGCAGGCAGAAGCTGAATCTATTTATAAAATGAAAGATAAATGGCAACGCACAGACGCAAATATTATAGCTAACAGCAGTCAATGGGATAACTTAGTAGCAAAAGATGCGTTTGATGCGGCTTTATCCAAGGAAATTAACACGGTAGTTGTTACGCCCGGACTTGGCGAAAGACCGTTATTTATGTCAAACGAGTACATATCACTTATTACGCAGTTTAAATCATTTGCGATGTCATCACATCAAAGGGTTTTAATCCCTGCAATACAAGACGCAGACCGCAACACACTCACGCAAATCGCATTAATGACAGCTATCGGTTCTGGTGTTGCATACATACGCAACGAACAGTTAGGCGGTAATGAAATGACGCTTGATGAGTTGCTTTTTGAGGGCGTTGCAAGAGCAGGTTGGACGGGGTGGTTTATTGATGCAGACAATGCACTGCATACAGTAAGTGGCGGTTCACTGTCTCTTCAACGTGCAATAGGTCAAGGAAAATTTGTTACAGATCGTCAACGTGCGTCAGGGATTTTAGGCCCGGCAGCAGGTCAGGCAATGCAAATGGCTAATGTTGCAGGGGATGTTTTGGCAGGCCAAACAAATGCAAAAGAAGTTAAAAGTTTATTGCCGTTTGGTAATATTGCGCATTTAAATATGCTGTTTGATGCAGTGGCAGAAAGTGAGTAATTGTGCGTACCTTAACAAAAACAATAACAGCATGTTCTAATCGCGGAGGCTTGAATGACTGATTTAAATATTACAGAACTGGCTACCAGAACGTCGTACTTAGTAGGAAATACGGCACAATCAGAATTTTCTGTAAACTTTCCATTTTTTGATGTTAGAGACATAAATGTTTATGTAGATGGAACTTTACAAGGCCTCACTACGGATTACGCAATAACAACTACACCTGCAGATGATGGCGGTTTTTTGTCTGGCACTGTGACGTTTAATGAAGGGCAAACAGACTGCACAATTGCAATTGTTAGAAACATTAAAAAAGAACGACTTACTGATTTTCCACCATCTGGTGGATTTAATATAAGAGAATTAAACCGTCAATTAGATCAATTAACTGCAGTAAGCCAAGATTTACAGCGTAAAATTGATCAAAAAATTGGTTTCAAAGAAACGGATTTTGACGATGATGTTGTCGTTGTTGGTGAAACCGCTGCTAATCGTGCAAACAAGTATATAGGTTTTGACAATACAGGTAAAATGATTGTTGTTAAAGAAGGCTCTACTACAGGTACAGCTGGCGCGGTTGACGATACCAAGGTTCCAAAATCCAGACTAATAAACACGGGAGTAGGATTGCGTGGGGGAAGCTCATTAAACGACGATCTAAGCCTTAGGTTGAGCGATATAACCGAAGAACACCAGGAAATCACTACAAGCCCAGAAGGGCAATATTCAAACGCAAACATTACTGTTGATCCTCAAGGTCGCATAAAAGCCGCCTCAGATGGCGTGGCTGGCGGTGGCGGTGGCGGTATTGTAATCACAACTCCAGCGGGAGGCGGTTTAGGGGGAGGCCATCAATCAGGTCAGCCTTCTAATTCGTTAGAGCTTCATATCAGACAACAGGACGAACTTATGAACTCACCTGATGGCGTAGGTGATTACCATAACCCTAAAAAGATTACAGTTAATTCGCATGGAATAATAACGTCAATCGAAGACGGCGGTCCTGTTAACGATGCAAAAGAAAATATATCAGTTACAGGAGATCAGACCCAAGGATTAACGGGAGGCGGCCCTCTTAGTGAACCGGGTGGCCCCAAAATTCAAATGCCGATACTGCATCCCACTGCATCAGATACTCCTGCAGGAACTCATGTTGAATCAACTGTTTATAACAACGCTTCAATACAAGTTGATAGGTTTGGTAAAGTTACGCAAGTTAGTGCCGGTTCGGTTCCGGGCATTGCATGGACAGATATGAGCCAGCCAATAACTGTTAATGGAACACCTCAGCTTGTTGACACGTCAGGAGGTGTAGATTCTTCTATTGCTCTGCAGGCTCATTGTGATGCTCTCCCGGCACAGGGAGGGGTTTTGTATTTCCCGACAGGCACTTATAGATGCGATAACAAATTAACTATAACAGGCAAACCTGTTGTTATTATGGGTGACGGGATTGATGTAACAAGAATTAAATTCAACAGTATAAATGGTGGTTTTTATATTAATTTGGCAGGTGATCACGCTGACAACCATCCATCGCCCGGACACCCCCCGGTTGCAGACGGGTACGAAACAACTATTAGAGATATGACTATCCACACAACAGAACAAGGGGATGGGAATCCAACCAATATTGCAATAAAAATTACTAATGAATTTACTAGAGGCGTGAATGATCCGTCTGTTCTTATTGACAGACTGCATATTACAGGGAGCCTTCCTAGTGCTTATTGGTACACTGGCATACATTTAATTAATTGCCCTCACGCAAAAATGTCGAATATTTACATAAGCGGAGAAGTAAACGACAGAAACGGTTCTCCTACAACCAATACAGATAGACCCGGTTCGGAACACGGCATTTACATTACAACATACGATTCTGCTACAGAAACCCATGTTTCAGATTCACAAATATTCTTTTGCAAAGAAGGCATAAAATTAGATGACGTTCAGTACAACCCTGACAACCCGGATCAAGTTGGTTGGCAGCCCGGTATAACTGAGTTTGATGATGCAGAAGGCCTTTATATAAACGGCGTTGGAATGGTGGCTTGTTACTACGGTATACACAGCGACCAGAAAAATACGTTTTTAGGCCTGCAAGTAGTTAATTGTCATTTGTCTAATCAGATGTCAAATATTATAGGCTATTACAGTCAGTTGTTTGTGAACAACAATCTTCTTTATAACCGCCCCGAAAGTCCTGCTAATAACGCAAGTATACACGTAAAATCTGAAGGTTATCAGGGAAGGCACTCTCCTATAGCATCCGAAGTGTCGCAAATGACAAGTTTTATTATTACTAACAATATATTTGTTAATGTTGCAGATACTAATGAAGGAACAACGATTGACGGGTTAGGAATAATAATAGGTGACGGTATTATACCTCCCAGAACTGGTTTCGGCGATATACCGTGGATAGAACAAATTAGGGGCGTAAATATATCAAACAATCATTTTCAATGGAAAGGGTCTCTTATGTGTATTTCGATAAGAGATCAGGTTTTAAGCCATACTTTGAGTCACAATTCTTTTGATCATTATGGTGTAGGTACACCTAACCTTTATCAAAATCTTTCTACTAGAAACCCACGATGCACAACAGGCAGAAAAGCAGTAATGAATCTTCCTGCTGGCGCGGAATTGTATGATCATCACTCTAATGCTGTTGTTACACAAATATCGGGCGATCCTCCGACAATTCATGTAGGGGGCAGATTTATAACGACTTACGACACAGATGGTTTTGCTGCCAACCCTACAACTACTTACGGGCGCCTTACAATTCCTTCAAATAATTCAATAAAATGGGTTAGAGTTGGAGCGTCTGTTGTTTTAACTACTTTATCAAGCAGCCCTGTTATTGGCCCTTCTCATGTACGCATAGTTCATTTCAATGGAAGTGGGGTTGCCTACGGATTTGATAAAAACGGCGGTGGTACGTTAGAGGACTACGCTTCAAGTTGGGGATCGCAAACTGGTTATTCAACAACTGGCGCAAGTTTTGGTGGTTGCGCTATGGCAACTGGCACTAATAATGTTGGCCCACATCATGCTGCAGGAATGAATGCTGTGAGTGATTTAGTGAGAGTTTATGATGGTGATTATTTTGAAGTTAGATTTGGCACTACTTCTGGAAACAATGTTGTTCCAGAACCAAATGCACAATTTTGGATAGAGATTGTTGAAGGCCTTTGATTTGTGCGTATTGCAACAAACCTATTGATGTAAAACATGATAACTTTGTATGTTTTGCTAATGAAACAGACTTACATTTAGCTTGTTACGAACAAAGAGATAAGGAAAGAAAACATGGAAGCATTAATGGCGATATACAACCATCCTAATTTTGGTGCGTATATTAGTGGTTTGTGTCAGATTGTCACAGCCTGTACAGCAATCACAATGCTAACACCGACCAAATCAGACGATATGGTGTTTAATACGATACTGCGTGTTTTGAATATGTTAAGCGGTAACTTCGGTAAAAACAAAAACGCTGACGATATTCCGTCCGATAAACCAAAATCCTAAACAATGAATATTCTGGGTTTAGCTTCTGGCATCCTAAAGCTGTTTAATAGCGTGGCAGGAATGTTGCGTGAAAGAAAACTTATGGAAGCTGGTGCAGCTAAACAGCAGATAAAAGAAATAGCTAAAACAAAAAAGGTTATGCAAGATGCCCGTAAGCATACTGAAGCTGTTCGTGATGCTATGTCTAAGCGCATTGATAGCAAGCTGCTCTCTAAGTGGAGTCGAAAGGATTGATGCAGGTTGCTCAATCTGGCGAGAAAACACTCCAAGGATTTCGTCTTTAGATACTGATACTACAATGCGCAGTGTAATATTGCTGAATGAGGCAATGGAAAAAGCCTGTGAGCCAAACTGATATTGATTCTCAGCTTCCATCATTAGTCGAAGCGTATAGAAAAAACAAATGCAGTATAAGGGCCACTGCCCTTCAATTTGATGTTTCTAGAGCAACTATTTCTCGCAGAATTGATCGTGCCAGAGAACTCGGCCTTCTTGAAAGCAGTGAAAAAACTGAATGGGGAGAAATTGCCCAAATGATTGATAAGAGCGAAGCGTCTGAGCCAATATTTGAACCGCCCTCACTTGTGCAGGAAGATATACCTATTGATGAGTTGATTGAACGCCGGGTACATGATTTCAAAAGAAAGGCAGAAGCATACGAAAGCCGGAAACTAATACCAATAAGAGTAAAGGAACCGGGGCCGATTGGCCTCATTGTTTTTGGTGATCCTCACGTTGATGACGATGGCTGTGATTGGCCCAGTTTACTGCGTGACGTAGAAATAGCCAAACAGACTCCGGGCATGATGGCAGGAAACGTTGGAGACCTGCAAAATAACTGGGTTGGCAGACTTAGCAGACTCTACGGAGAACAGTCCACAAACAAACGGCAGGCGTGGCAGTTGACGGAATGGCTGGCTACAGAAGTGCCTTGGTTGTTTTTGATTAAGGGGAATCATGATATGTGGACAGGCACAGGCGATCCTCTTGATTACATGAAGATACCCGGACAAGGCGTCCTAGAAGAATGGTCTGTCCGTATGGCGCTGCATTTGCCAAACGGCAGAGAAGTGCGTGTTAATTGCAGACACGACTTTCCCGGTCATTCGCAATGGAACTTAGTGCATGGTGTCAGTAAAGCAGCGCAGATGCACTATTCTGATCATATCCTGCTGGCAGGACATAAACACGTAAGCGGATACAATATTGTAATGCAGCGTGATGGTATGCTGTCACACTGTATACGCATAGGGGGTTACAAAAAGTACGACAGCTACGCAAAGGTTGGTGGATTTGAAGACCATAACTTTGCTAGTAGCTGTGTCTGTGTTATTGATCCTGATGCCACAACCGCAACGGGCCTTGTGCAGGTGTTTTGGGATGTAGAATATGCAGCTGATTACTTAACATTCCTGAAGAAGAAAGTTTAAAAAATAATCCAGCGTTTCTATATCGTACAGTCTTTCTCCTGCACTATTGGTATCGTAAGGTATTCCACTTAAATTATGCGGTTTCATATAGATTTCCGCTTCACTTGTTTTTAGTGGCTTAACTTCGTACTCCATTTGGGTCTCGGCTTTCCGGGCCAAGGCATCCACTCGCAAGTCATTTGGTGAACGCCTACGCCCTTAATAAGTATTTGTTCTGGCAGTTGTGCTAGGTGGTACTGCACTTGGTTAATGCAGTCTAGTGATGTTTTAAATATATACGGTGTATGAAAATCATACATCCATATACTTGCTACAATTACAGTAACTTTTGCCGACCACATTTGCGACTCCTTAAAATAAAGGATCGCCCCCCTGACAGCTATCTATTGTATTTAGATTGTTTTCAATTTCGTCAGAGGAACGTCCTTGCATGTGCATTGACGCTACAATGCTTGCTTTCATAAGCACATCATTTATCTGACCGGGTTTACCGCGTTCTACGGCAAATACTTCAAACGGATCACCTGTTTTCGGACACCACGATCTTGTAAATGCAAAACCTTCTATTTCGACGGTTTCTGAGGGTCTTCTGTTGGGGTTTGCGTTACTTCCGTAGTATTCGACTTTAGCCATTCTAAATGTTCCTTTGAAGCTTCTAGGATTTTAGAGGCAATCACAAGTCCTGCCTCTGGGGAGAATGGAAAATATACTACGTCATTGCCTAACCCAAAGTAAAGATTCATTTCGGGAGGATGACCCTCAATGTGCGGTACAACAAAAATGCGATCAGAAAGTGACCTCTTCATCGTAGTGTCTCGAAGAGGCTTGTCCTCTTTGCCCGCTAGAGTTTGAGCCTCCATACTCTCGTTGGCCTTCTCCGCTAATGTTTTCTTGGCTTTCTTGCCCATGATTGTCTCCTAATGAGTCCATTTGACCGTTTCGTGGGTTAATTACCCATATTTTACCGCCATAGTTAGGTATCTGCAATTCATGCAAGTAATGCTTAACGCCGTCTTTGTCGTAGCTTCTCGTTGTTCGCTCACCGCATATTACTAACGGTGTTCCTTTTCCTACGCGAGCTTTTCTCATGTAGTTAATTATACCTGAGTTGTAGCTAACGCATCTATGGTAGGTCGGTACACGTTCCCCGTCTTTCTTTTTGTAAGATGTTGCAACGGTAAAATTTACAACAGGGTCGCCGTTAGGCATATCTTTGTATTCCGGGTCAGCAGCAACATTACCGCCAACAATTGCAATATTAATAGTCATGGTACTTCCTTTCTTGGTTGCGTTTGTCATCCAAACGATTAGTGGGGGCGCCCCCGGCAAGCGTTGCAGTTGTCACTGATTGGTTAGAGAGACACTTGCCGAGGACTAAATGCTAACCGTCGGAGTTGGCTAACATTTTCTCTACATCGGCGTTTAATTTGCCGAAATACTTGTCGAGGTATTTGTTATATTGCGACGCAAGTCTGTTGTGCGCTGTACGCAGCATATCCATACCCTCGTCTGTTGGGTATTTGCCGTTTTGTTTCATCGGCACAAAGATGTTAGGCATACGATACAAGTAAGCGCCAATGCCAAACAATACGCCAGCACGTTTAAAGGCATCACTGATACCGCCCTTGACAGGCTCTACCTGAGTGGCGTCAGCACCGTCAGAACGTGTGACTGTATGGTTAGTAAACTTTAACGTAATGTCCGAAATATAAGCATTGCCGACAATTCGTATTTCGTTAGACCAGTTAAATGGGCCTACTGTCTGATCAAGACGCATATGAACCATGCGAGCGTCTACATATGCAAGCATCATTGCGCTGTTGTCACGGCCTTTACTGCCGACACGATAACGTATCTGGTTGTCAGCAAACGGTGCGGAAAGCATACGCTTGATTGTGTTGGAAACTTTGTCATCAAATTGGTCATGTAGCATTGTTCAGCCTTTCATAATGATGTTTTAAAATGTATATGCGTTCTGGCTTTTTGTTCTCGTTGTAGTACCGCTTGGTAGGGTGCTTAATACACACACCGTCACGCACTAGATCAGAGCATCGTGGACGGACATTATCTTTTTGCTCATTAATTGCTCTTGCTATAAGCGTAGCAGGAAGACCGTGTTGGTGCTGGTTCAAGCAACGCACAACTTTCATAGCAATAGCTTTGGCATTGTTTTTCTTTGCGTCAAACAGCTTTGCAGTTTCGGCAGAAGCAGAATCGCCTTTGCCAGCATTAGCTTTCGCTGCGTGAAATAACTCTCCGTTCATAGCTCTCTCCTATGTATTATTATACTGGTCGCAAACACTTGATGCAAAACAATAATTTTCACATTTCCTATAAATGCCGGGTCGATGCTCTATTACAAGCTGGTCTTTTTTGACTTTTGTATTGTCGCCGTCAATCCATGCCTGTGCATCGTCGTGAGTAGCAGCATTATGCAGTGATCTTTTACCCCCTTTCTTCATTACAGCGTGTATTTCGTTTGAGTACCAACGTTCTTCGTCAGTACACTGTGGCATATCCATTTTATCTAGTTGCGAGTTAAGATTGCCAACGTGTGCTTCAAGTCTGCTTTTAATAAACGCATCCTGCTCATCGTAATCCCATATCTGCACAGGAAAGTATTCCATTTGCGCATCAGGATAGTGGTTAGTTCCAGAACGGCTAGGCATATAGTCTTTGTATTTCACCCATATGCCCATAAACTTAGGGTGTATTCCGTTGGACGTTAGAATGTAATGATAAAAGTTAAGCTGGTTTTCGTATTCTTGAGGAACACCTTTAGCAAACCGCCCGACAGTTGATTCTTTGTAGTCCATGAGATAGTCGCCGTCGATAATGTCCGGCTGGCCTGTAATTTTCCAGCCGTGATACTTAACAGAGTAGCGTTTTTCTACTAGCGCACCGTTAGCTCGACGGTCAGTGCTGTTTTTAGCAATTCCCGTGTGCCATGCTTCGCCAGACAATAGCGCGATAAACCTAGAGGCATCTATTTCTATTTCCGGGTTGCGCTGAAGAAGGTACTGCTCTTTAGGATTTGCCAACAGTTGAGTAACAGTAAAGTCACCCTGTTCCAGTTGTGTTTGGCGTTCCTTGTTTGAGTTGTCAATCCAATCAAGAATCACTTGTGGGAGGTTGTGTTTGTTCGTTATCTTCATCATCGACCTCATATATATCTATGATTGAGTTAAGTTGCTCTGACTCGATACGCGAAGCTTCCGCGAAATGATACAGCCCGTCTTCGATTGTTTGTCTTGTTCCGGGCTGTGCTTCTTTTAGAGCGTCTACAGCACGTTCAATGGCTGATGTAGTAAAGCTATGTGACCGCATCAGCTTTGACAGTTCGTTAAACGCCATTTGCCTTCGCCGTGATTTTGGGAAATATTTTTCAAATGGTTTCATTTTTGGTTCCTTTCTTCTGCCACCGGCAAAATAGTGTCAATGTGGTCTATGGTAAACGAATACTCGCGTTTATCCATTATGTTTTGCATATATATAGGACGCTTTGACGCTTTAGTGTTGTAGCCAGTTAAACGGTAGCGATTAGCACCAATTTTGTACTCTTTATTTAAAATATCCTCTTTTTCAACACCGCATTGGATTGCTTTCTGAAACGCCCATCTTTCAAGATTAACCTGTAAGTCTTTATCTCTCTTAGTGGGAGAACCTTCAAGCCGTGCTTCAAATTTAAAAGTTACCGTAGAGTCATCATAGCTGGCGTTTCCAAGCCCGCCCTCTAAGCCGTACTCTCTTAGTTTGTTTTGTATAACGGGATTTATTTCATCCCTTAACATTCTGCAGACTTGTTTGTTTATTTCCGTGATGTTCATTGTTTTGACCTTTCTTTTTGATGTGTCGGGTGGTGTCTTTGAACCATTAATGATCTGCACTCTCGAACACAGACTGTCCTCCGATCTTAACGGCATACACGGGCAATTATAACTAGATCGGGACACCGCGCATGTCGCAAGACACCTTTTTTTGTTACTTTGATGGTTCCCGTAACCTCTGGATGGCTTACACACCCACCCCTGCATACATTGCACCGCATACAGGTCTGAAGGAGTTTAGGAGGACACCCGAAAACCGTGTATACGGACGTTAAGAACTTTTTCCAAGTGTTGTAAGTTCTTGTACATACTCTCTATCTCCTGCATTTCATCTTTGATTGGGTCTAGCACCTCGGCAATTTTGGGAAATGTTTTGTATCTCCAAGACTTCTTTAGATGCTGAAAAGCACGTTGCAGAAGCGGAAAGGGAATGGTGCTTAATGTTGAGGCATAATGTTTAAGCACCTGTTCCCGATCTGCCACATTGGGTTCGTCCGCACCGGGGAGATTTGAGCGAATCACCAATGCTAAGTTGTGCATCAGCACAGCTATTTCTTCAGTAGTAGCTCCTTCAAAGCTTTCTAGCCTTTCTCTTAGAACTCCGATCTGTTCAAGCATATCATCACATTGTTCGTTAGTTAAGGACTCTACAGATTTTACCGTTTTGTACTGCGTTAAGCGCTCTATTAAGCGCCTCTCGTTGGTCGTCACCAGTTTGGGTAGCTGGCCTTTTGTTAGCCAGTTCTTCTTTCTGCCATTTGTCTGCGTTAAGGAGCCACTTTTTCCATGTGAGGTTCCAGTTGATTTTATAGGCTTTTTTGGTTGTGAGGTTAATGTAGTATTCTTGGAATTTGATGAACTCGGTGTCGAGGTCGAGGGTTGGGAATGAGCCTTGATAGTCTTCAAGTGGTCGCCAATCTTCGTCAAGCCTTGTGGCATTGGGTGGACTCCTTTTCATATCTTATCTTCCCTTCGTGATAAGCAATCAGCGCAGCCTCTGCACGACCATTGTGTTTTTTAAGAGGCCAGTGTTCGTCAGTGCGAAATACTTTTGTAGCAAGAGTGCGCGATGCTTCTTTGTGTTTTTTAGTTAATTCTAAGTGTTTTTTCCATGTGACAGGTGCAACATACGAAATTCGTTTATGCAGGCCAGCTAACACACCTTCGATAACACCTTTGCTTCGTCCAAACTTAAAGGTGCTTACAACTCCCTGTTTCGGCATAGAATGTACATCTTCGATGACATACTTGGCGATGTTGTGGGTTCTGGAGTGTCGGTATATGATTTCAGTTAGCAAATAGGGGCAGATTTGATTGACAAGAACAGGCATATCGTCTGTTTCCAGCACAGTCATCGTATCGTACTGTATTGTCGTTACTGCACCTGTTAATCCGGGGTCTACTCCCATAATGATTTTCATATTGCTCCTTACTTTCGCGGAGCAATTCAGCTACATCAATTTTTAGGGTGTCTATCCAACACTCAAACGCAAATGTGCTAGGGTTACGATCCCCACACTCCCATTTACTAACTAAACGGTCTGCATAACCTAGTTGCTCGTTGAGATCGTCTTGTGTTAAGCCAATAGAGTGACGCCTAGCCGCTAGGATTTTTCTAATGAACGGCAGGTATGCAACTATTTCAGCATTTAAACGCTCACTCATATACACAAAATGCGTTAAATTTTATGTTTTTGCAAGTTTTTTTGCGTTAATGGTACGTTGGACGGTCAAAAATTGGTATTCCGTCTTCATTTTCGTCAATTTTTATGACTTCCTCTATAGTTATAAAGTCTTCAATGTTTAAATTACACAACGCGAGTGCGCTGTAATAGTCTTCTGCAATGAAAACAAACTTGTGTGGCTCTTTTTCTCGTCCGTAAGTCACCATAAAGTAAGCCATCAATGAAATATCGGCCCCTTGAAGTTGTCTGCGTCACCTACACATAACTGCCATTCGTCTTCTAGCTGGTGAGCGAGATAAGAAATATCCATTAAACGGCGAGACCATCCAAGCATAAACGACTCTTTGTACTTCCTTCCGTATCTCTCCATGCGCAAAGCGCAAAATTCTGTTAGCAGTTGACGGAAATTGTAATTTCTAACAGAAGTTTCCTGATATATGTTGATTGCTTGCTCAGTTTTTGAGCCGTAGATACCGTCTACCACAAGAGTAGGTGTTCCAAAATCCCCTCTGTTGAGCGCAGTTTGAAGCATTTTGACTGCAGCCGTTGGGCCTTGATTAACAGAGCAGTCATAAAAGGCAAGAGCCAAACCCGGAGACCACAAATACAAATTGTAGGGTTTGCCGTATTTATCGTACAAAATGAGATCAATCTGTTCCTCATCTAAAGCCATGATCTCGTCTTGTGTCATATTATTGTAGTTTGCAGCGAGTCCTCTTCTTGTAAACCCTCCGGGGTCTTCCGGGTGGTGTACAACATTTCCTTCCCATTTTGCTACCTGCCTTTGTATGTATGGCAATACAGTGCGGAAAAAGATGTGTGAATACTGCGATGCGTTATCATCCATTTGATTGTTCCTCCGTGAACCATTTGCGTGTGATGTAGCCTGACAATTTATAGTTGAGCCACATAAACAATGCAAAAATTGGGAAAGCGAAGTAAGAAGTTACAAGGGTCGGGTTAACCGCGCCCATCATACATACTACAAGAGCGAGTAGTACAGTTATAACGTGCAGGCACATAAATACGCCGACACGGGCAGAAAAAATTCGCATAGGACACCTTTCTAATCGTCAAGTTCATTTGCACGATCACCTTGGCAACACTCATCTATATTCTTACCGCAGGGGCATTGTAGATGACCGTGTACATAGTGCGGTTGATCGGATGTATTCATCAGCCGACCGCATTTATCGCATACTGTTCCGTCTATTGGTGTGTCCATGCGGAGAACATACAAAGAGACAGTGAATTTTGTACGCACATTATCTTGGGGGTACAGCGATCCATTTAAGACGCCATTTGTCAAACGTCGGTCTTTCTGATCCAATGACACGTTTGAGCAGGAACAGCACTACAGATACGACTGCACCGCCGACAACGCCTGCCATCATTCCAGCAAACGTGCCTGCAAACATAGCGAGCAATGCTATTGTAACAATAATGTCTATAGCGACATCAAAGTACAGGACTCGTTTGATATTCAGTTTGGCGAGCAGAAAGAGCATACCGCAAGCAGCAAGCAAACCGCATATAAGCATAAAAAACATCATTCTGCCTCCTTGTGTTCCTGATCTGTTTCTAGTGCAGACATTAGATTTCCTACCAATCCGCGTACTTCGCCCATTGTCAGGTAAACGTGTATATTTGCGCCAACTAATTTGAGCAGTACACAGGCTGGTGAAAGTTCGTCTGTTTTACCTCTCTGCTGGTATTCAACAAAGGTTGTGACGCGATCAAAGTGATTATTTGTGAATACATCAACCATTAGAAGTCCTCTTCTACGCTTAAAATGTCAAAATCAATGTCATAACTTTCAAAATTCTCGTGTTTTTCCCATAAAATCTTGAGAAAATCGGCAAAATCCATGTTGTCAATGGCGTCATGTGCCTGTTCTAGTGATTTTGAATGTATTTGAAACGTTATAGTGGGTATTAATTGAACAGTTGCCGTGAATGATTTAGCTTTCATGTTTCTCCCCCTTTAAAGGTTATATCATCCTTAAGTTAGTTGGTTCATCAACCATGTTTTTCCACATTGGATGACGCAATACTTTAGCAACTTCTGCGTTTCGTTTGCGTTCCATCATATGTGTGTGACCGCGTGTTGGGGCGTGTGTAGCCCATTCAGTCATTGCATTGTACGCAGCCCAACAGTTCTGACCTAGCGTTGAGGAATTATAATCCCAACAGCGAGATAGTTGCTCCATGCGCATTTTACTGACTGCAGGACGCTTTTCGTCTGACTCATGCTCTTTGTTATACGCAATAGTATTGAGCATCAGTTGTTCAAACTTGTTCCACGTACATTCCCTGTTGTAGTAACGCTGGTATGTATCGTTTGATTGTTTAAAGTCTTCGACCCCTTCACGGATTTTGTTCATAAGTTCGGGGATATTAAGGCCTGCATTTCGTGTATGCCGTGTATAGGCCCGGACATAGTAATCAGGTCGTGTCATTCCATTAAGACATACAAGACGCTCTCCTGTTGCGTTTAGCTGTAAAGCCCATTTGCCGTTATAACTGTCAAAATGGTCAATTTTAAAGCAAACAGTATCGCCAACTACAGGCTCGATTGTTATGTTAGGAAAGGTAATCTGTCTTCGTACTGTAGCACCGTTGTCATAGACCTGTGTTTTTGAATCGTAGCGCAGCCCAATGTGTTCTAAAGCTTCGTCGGTTGCCTGCATTGATCTAGCGTAAGGTATTGGCTCCGTTCTAGGGCCAAGGATTCCGAGATGCTCGTTAGTATCGGTGCGAACAACTACTCTTGCGTGACGATCACTTAGGACACGTTCCTTGTCGGTTACAGGGTCACGACTATATAGAGGCCAGACATCAATGGGAAAGTCAGCTTTGTTTCCTATGACGGTAGAAATTCTTTGCTGTTCAGGGTTTTTGGTTGGGAGGTCAGTGTGAAAATAGTTCATGGTGGCTCCTAATTGATTATGTAAATGTCTAAAATTGTGTATATGCTTACTAGCAAGTAGATTGTTGCGGATGCGATTAAGATGTCCATATGTTTTCCTTTTCGGTTTGATTGTTTTCCCCCCGGCCCCCGGCCTTTGTTGGGAAAGAAGGCAGTTTTATGTCATGCCTAGGACACGGAGTTAAAAGGGAGCGTCAGTCGCCAGTTCCGCAGGTGTTTCTGCGGTGGGTGCGTCGAGGAATCGGTCAACGTCATCCATTAACTGATCGAGCAGGTCGCACTCGTTGCCAAGGCTCTTTTCGCTCCGTGGAGGTGGTGCGTTTTGAGCAGGCATCGGAGTCCATTCCCTGTCGGCAAGTCGAGCGAATAACGGCTTACCAAGTGTCAATATCGTGCTGTAGATGATAGCGCGATATGATGCAGATTGCTGACGCTCGTAGATGTTAGTGAGTTGCGCTCTGTCAATCTCTTGGTTACTGGTGATTTTAGAGCGCTCTCTCAGTATTGCCTGACGGTTCATGTCAAGCATCTGCTTAATAGTCGGAGGACGTTTGCTCCAAGCAGGTGTATCTGTGTTCATCTGCGTATGAGCTACGTTCAACATTTTCGACAGCATGTCATATGCGACGAGATTGTTGACAGGGTTGAAGCTGTTTCCGTCCTGTGTGTTGACGTAGTATATCGGGTCAACCGTGTCTGCGAGTGAGGCAAGGTTGTCGAATACGGTGCGGATAGTGTCCTCAATAGAAGCTTCAACGTCTACAGGGATGATTGAGTTATTTAAGTTACTAGTCATTTACATTCTCCAATGTGTCAAAGATGTTGATAAAGTCGTGAGCCACCAAGTCGAGGAAGTCAACGTGCTGGCGTGGGTGCATGAGGTCAGTCGTATCTGAGATAACCTCTGCGTAGTGTTCTCTTATTTCAGCGAGTGAAAAGGCCATGTAATTTACTCCATAGGTTAGATGTTAGCCCTGCGAGACGCGGAGCGACGAGTTTGTAATCGATGGCGTTGTTCATTATAGCAAGGAATAAGAATGTCGATGCTACAGCGAACCATAACCATACGAATATCGAGAGTATGATGTCCATTATCGTGACTCCTTCTTAGAGTTAAGTTCCACATCCATGACGCGATTAAAGTCGCGTGGAGTGAAGAAATAGTTAGCGTTGAGATAGTGAGGTGCATGTTCTTTGCACCAGTTACGGACGACGCAATCTTTATTAGGGTAGGTGTAGTCCACCCATGATATAGTGCCATCGTCCAGTTTACGCTTACGGGACAATTTACGAATCCAAATCGCAGAGAGAGCGACCAGTGCGATTCCCACTATTGTCGGAATAGCGAGAAGAACTAAAAGACCTAATAAGAAATATGACATTTTATAACTCCGTTAAATTCGTGAGCATAACACATACTCACTTCTACTTACGCCCATTCAATCGGGTCTGCACACGCCTCATTTCAAGGGGTAAACTGCGTTTAGGCATTATTCAGCACTTAGAGTCAGTTAGTAGCGATAGTCTCTTACTGAATCTTAGTGATTAAAAATCGCCGACCCCTTTAAGTGTGTGTGGGTAGAACTGATCGCCAGTAATCTAGGGCTGGCCCGTCTGTAAGGTTAGTGAGAAGCTTATAAGAGACCATGAGTTGAGGCGAATGTCTCTTATATCCTTTGAGCTTACCGTCAGTGATTAGTGCGTGGAGCGAGAAGTGTGTGTGTGTGTTTCCCCAAGATGTACAGCGTGAGGCTTTCGTACGACGCGATTACTAACGCCCATTGGATAACTATAGTCGTAACGGAGAGCGCCAGCGCGTAGTGAAGCAATAGTTAGCCACTGGATAAGTGTTAGTGATTGCCAAAGGGAGAAACAAGGCCGAGAGTCGTCTTCTGAACTAAAAACACATTCGGCGCGAGGTCTTAGTCTGTGGTAATATAGCCACACTGATGATAGGAAGCGAGTAATATCAAGGGGATAGAGGTGTGGCAAAAATACATCTTGACAAGGCAAAGTGAGAGATGTCTATATATCTCTAGGCATTTGGCGTATGCAGTAAAGAGAGAGAATAATCAGTGAGCGAGATAACAGAGTTCAGAGCGCAGACAGCAGAAACACAGCGTACACTGGATGACATAGGGAAGTCACTGACTCCTTTCCAGCGACGGTTCGCGGATGTCATGTCAATCGGTAACGTGCGTAGTCGAAGCGAAGCAGTAAGACTAGCAGGAAGTAAGGCTAAACGGCCTAACTCAGTAGCACATAAGCTGATGCAAAACACAGTGATATTGGAGTACATAAGACACGCAACGATGTCTAGGCTAGGTACTGATATGGTATCCAAGGCAGTACAGACGATAGATGATCTTATGACAACAGCGGATGAGGACAAAGTAAGGTTCGCTGCAGCTAAAGATACCTTAGACCGCATGGGATTAAGGACAGCAACCAAGAGTCATGTACATCACACAGGTGGAGTGAGTGTAAATATAGA